ACCCAATGTGTGAGAGTAGATGAACAAAAGGTGAGACTATGATTGTAGAAATTGACGATGATTGCGTAGATAAAATTGTCAGCCAAGAAATAATGAAAAGTTATATCTGGCTAACAGCCGATTTAAAATACGCTAAGAAAAATCCTAACGCATACCATGAGGACGATGTTGCTAGTTGGAAAACATTGATTCCGGCATTAGAAGAAGTGGGTCGCTACTTTACATACGATTGGGATGGAAAACTGAAGAAGATGAAAAAGGCGATGAAGAAATGAAACTCTTTTGTGAATATGATCGCTTTGAATTAGAACAAGACATCATCAAAGCATGGGGTGTTGTAGACATGATTGATGAACTTATTCGTCAACACTTAGATAGACCAGAAGGCGCCTTTAGTGAAGATGAATTAGCAAATCGATTAGAAGGCATTAAGTATGTTGCTGAAATGCAATTCCAGCGTTTGTGGGACGGCTTTGAAGTGATGATTAAAAAAGGCCACTTCACCAAAACTCGATTTGGTGATTCGCCAGAAATAGCAATACCAGATGTAGAAAGTGAAGTAATTATTAAACCAAAGAAAGGAAGTAAAAAATGACCGATACAGTCGATGTAGCAGCAAAAGAAGTAGATCCGTTAGCAGACAAAATCATGACACTGAAGTTTTCAGTAAGTGATTTGAACGGTATTATCAATGCATTAAACCAACCATTTCAAACCCCTGTGGTTTTGTTGGCTAATATTATTGCCTCCATTCAGGCACAGTGCGCGCCACAAATTGATGCGTTGAACGCTAATGCAACATCATCAGAGACTCCAACAGATGAACCTCAAGCAACTGCTTAAACGCGCAGGTGTCAGTAATGACATCATTGCTGAAGTAGAACGCAAGTCTGCACGTACTAGCGCAGAACAGGAAATTGAGCATCAGGAAAAAGCTGCAGCTATGGCTAAGATGATGCTCAACGATGTTCTGCCGCATTTGCGTAAGGCTATGGAAGCGCAAGACAAAGTTCCATCCAAACCAAAGCGAACAATTATCATCCCAGACTAGGGCGGTTTTGGTCGTATTTTTGCATTAGTATAGTTAGGACACGCTGTGAAGCGCTCCTGCGGGCGTAAAGAAGCCCTGCTTTTGGACTGGGGACGCTCGGTCGTGACAGCTCGGAAAGACGGGCACCAAATACTATAAGAGGACGAAATGGACGACTTTAAAAAATTGCCTAAAATGAAAACCGGCGGCTCAGCCAAACCCGGCCTCTATGCCAACATCCATGCTAAACAGGAACGTATCGCACACGGCTCAGGAGAGCGTATGCGCAAGCCGGGCTCTGCTGGAGCCCCTACCAAGGAAGCATTCGTAGAGTCCGCCAAAACGGCTAAAAAGGCCACTGGCGGGTCTGTTAAACATGATGAGCCAATCGCTAAGACAACCACTGGCAAAAACCGCCACTATTTGAGCACTAAAGAAGGTGCGGGCATGACCGAAGCTGGTCGTAAAGCCTACAATGCCAAAAACGGCAGCCACCTTAAAGCACCACAGCCCGAAGGTGGATCGCGTAAAAAATCTTTCTGTGCTCGTATGTCTGGTGTTCCCGGCCCCATGAAAGATGAAAATGGTAAACCAACACGCAAAGCTGCGGCGTTAAAAAGATGGAAATGTTAATGGCAACCAAAAAACCATCACCAAAGAAAAAAGAATTCACTGAAGAAATGGCCCAGACCGTTTTAGAGTTGGGCAAGCAAGGTGCGTCCCAAAAAACTATGTACTCGGCAATCGGAATCAGCAAGTCTACTGCTGCTAGATTAAAGAAAGAAGATCCGTTCTTTGCAGAAACAATGGACATGGCTACAACTTATGGTCAGTCTTATTGGGAGATGATGATGCTCGCCAATATTGACAACAAAGCATTTAACAGCCGTATTGCCGAGATTGCATTACGTGGTCAATATCCAGACGACTACAAGGACAGCCGCGAAATCAAAGCAGAAGTAAAACAAGAAGTTAAAATAGATTTCAATCGTGAAGTTTCGGAACTTATTAAAGCATTAAAGTAGTAAACAACAAGGGGGAATAGGCTTAGCGGCCGTGCCAGTGCCTTAATCACTGGCTACCCACCAATTTACCATTAAGGGGTATCAATGAAAAAGTGTTGGGAATGCAACACCACAAAAGATTTAACTGAGTTTTACAAAAATAAAAACAAAAAAGATGGACTTACTACAGAATGCAAAGCATGCATAGCTGTTAGAAGAAAATTAAACAGAGATAAATATTTGGATTATATGAAAAAATATAATCCGCAATATTATTTCAAAAATAAAGACACAGTATTACCTAAAACAATAGCTTATGCAAAAAACAATAGGGGAAAAAAGAACGCCATAGCTATGCGCTATGTCACAAACAAGAAAAAAAGAACCCCAAAATGGATTAAAGACTATTTCTTAAAAGAAATTGAAGTTTTTTATAGAAGAACGGAACTTATTAAAAAGTTTACTGGCGAAATATGGCATGTTGATCATATCGTACCGCTACAAGGTAAAAAAGTATCAGGCTTACATGTTCCATGGAATTTACAACTTCTTCCGGCGACAGAAAATCAAAGCAAAGGAAATAAATTTACGCCCTAAAAATCAAAAAAGATAGTTAGGCGATTTCGTGGTATAATTTGCATTAGTATGTATAGACACTAAAAAGGTAAAAATGACAGCGCATGCCCTACTCTCAGCTTCGGGCTCAAAACGATGGCTTTCTTGTACGCCATCAGCCAGATTGGAAGCAACTCTCCCAGATCCAAAACGCAGTACCAAGGGGATAGATTTCAGCGCGGAAGGGACATTAGCCCACTCGCTTGCAGAAATCCGTTTACGACAATATTTTAACCAGATAGGGTATGAAGAATATGAAGCAGAATACGAAGCCATCAAGAACAATGAAATCTATCAAACGTACACACCCGATGAGCGAAACGACTTCGAGGCTAACGTTGATAATTACGTTTTATATGTCCGTTCTCAAATCGGCGAGGGCGATACCCCGCTATTTGAACAGCGTGTGGATTTCAGTGACTGGGTACCTGACGGTTTTGGTACTGCGGATGTCGTCATACTTTCAAAACATTCAATCCGAGTAATCGATTTAAAATTTGGTAAAGGAGTACCCGTAGATGCTAAAGATAATACTCAACTTCGTTTATACGCTCTTGGGGCGTACGCCAAGTTCAAAGAAGAATACCCAGACATCAAGGAAGTCACGTACACCATCCACCAGCCAAGACTCGACTCTATTAGCAGCGATGGCACGACCATCACCAAGCTCGTCGACTGGGCAAACTACTTCGTCAAGCCAAAAGCCAAGAAAGCGTGGAGTGGCGCAGGCGAGTTCCTCCCGGGCGAATGGTGCCAGTTCTGCAAAGCCAAAGCGCAATGCCGCGCCCGCTCAGACTTCAACTCGGACCTCGCAAAGCTCGAGTTCCAAACCCCAGCCCTCCTCAGCGAAGAAGAGTTCAGCGAAGTCCTCACCAAAGCGCAAGACCTCCGCACGTGGGTAAATGATGTTGAAGAATATGCGCTAACCCGCGCAGTTGAGCAAGAAGTTATTCCGCCCGGCTTTAAGTTATCTACCACATCAACTCATCGTAAGATTAGTGATCAAGCCCTAGCAGCTGTAGTGCTTAAAGAAAAGGGCATGCCCGAAGAACAAATCTGGGAGCCAAAGAAGTTAAAGTCCATTGCGGCTTTAGAAAAGATGGGACCCAAAGGACAAGTTGCCGTATGGTTAGGCGACTTAGTATTGCGCCCAGAAGGTTCACCTAAGTTGGTGCGTATTAAAGAAGGTGCTAAGGAGGATTTTGCATGAGCACTTGGCTAATCGCAGCGATGGGCATTGTATATTTTATTGTGGCTATGGATCAGTTTAGAAAGGGCGGAATTGGTACTGGCATCATGTTCCTTGGTTACGCCATGGGGAACGTGGGGCTGGTGATGGTAGCAAAATAATAACAAGAAAGGCAACCATGTTGGTACAATGTTATGATACAAAGTTTGAAGTACCAGAATATGTAATTGATAAGTTCATAAAAGATTTTGATGGATTGCCCGGCAGTGGAAATAGAGAAGCCATTTTGCAGCTTAGATTCGCAATAGAAAACATTGTGGATGTGATTGCAGAAGATCCAGAAATACTGTATGATAAAACTTATCAAGCAGAGTTCGTAGAAGCAATGGCAATGAAGTACGCTCTCGAACATCATGGTATACTGTATGATGCGTAGTAAGGGTAATGACTAGAGCCCTTTAATTCTAGTCAGTCTAAAAAGGTAAAAAGGTAAAAATTATGCCAGCAAAATCCACAAAAACTAAATTCGTTACTGACAAAGTACGTTTTTCTTTTGTACACGTTTTTGAGCCAGCAGAAACACTTAACGGCTCTATGAAGTACTCAGCTTCTATTTTGATTCCTAAGTCTGACAAGAAAGGTGTAGATGCCTTTAACAAAGCTTT